TCAATATGGTGATTTCTCTCTACTACCTGCATATGTTACCTCCACTTCGAAAGAGATTCCGTTCCATCGCCATACCGCTATCCAGTGGTAGGAAAGATGGCAATGATAGGTGTCCTTGGTGTTCTTGAGCTTGCTGTAGTTCCTCCAGTTCGTCCGTATCGGGCCGGATTCCCGGATTTCATCCACAAGCATAATGAAAAGCTTTTGTTCCGCTTTTGGCATCTTGAGGATTTCTTTGTCCACCTTTCTTTTCCAGAACACCTTGTACATGCTCTAAATGTATCACAAATGAAACACTCTGTCAACCAAAGCGTGCAAGCTATGTGGGTAGCGCTCCATGCACCGATTCCGATTCTGTGATTCCATGATGGTATGGAAGACGATATCAGCCAGAGATTTGAGTCATGTGATGCTCGCCTGCTCGAGCACGACAAGCAACTCCACGAATTAAGCCAGAAGGTTGGAGTACTTGAGAATGCATCCAAGGACTCCTACAAGAGGATAAGCAGCATAGAAGGACAGCTTGTAGCAATCACATCGAAAGTGGATCAACTCTCGGCTGATGTCGGGAAGATGAGCAAGAGGATCAGGAGCAATGGAGAGAGAGACAGGCGCACGCAGCTCATCGTCATCGCATGTCTCGGCCTCACAGTCGCCCTGTTCGTCTACGTGGTCGTCGCTGACAAGGCGTCCGCGAAAGAGATCCTCAAGACGGCCGCGGATGTATCCGCTCTTGCCAGTCATCTGCTTTGACCAAATTTGGGAGGAAGATCATATGAATCTTGCGTTGGAACATTTTTCTGAAGCGTATGGGAACAGTTTCATCCTGTTCGTAATCTTCTCCATCTGCGTTGGGGCACTGATGGAGATTGTGAAGAAGAACGTCTTCAAGCCTCTTGACGCCTATTTTGAGAATGTCGAGATAAGCGGGAAAGGGAAAGCGGTCTACAGAGCCGCCAAGTATGGCAGCTATGGAGTGCTGGCGTTGGCTATCAGCCTGTGGTTCGTGCGGTCTCTCATCGCAACCATGCCGTTTCCTGGTATCGAGGACGGAAGGATGGTCTTGTATCCTCTCTATGTGACCTTGTTCTATCTCCTGCAGTTGCTTGTCTCGATGACCGGTATCAAGGCAATCGTCAATAGGGTCACCGCACCGGCGAGACCAAAGAAGAGATACAAGAAAGTGTTGATTGAAGAGGATGACGACGAGGAGAACTGAGCGATGTGGAAGCTGCTTGCCGCCGTTCTGGTCCCGATTGCCAGCCTTCTTTGGGGCTGGCTGAAGGGTCGTTCTTCCGGTAAAGAGAAAGCCGAGGCTAAAGCTAGAGTGGCAGTTGCCGACGCCACATCGGAAGCAAACAAGGCAAAGGCATCGGCGGCGGCTGAGGTAGCGAAGAATACTGCCGTGCATGCCGCAATTACTCTTGCAACGCAAGTGGCGGCATCTAAGGCGGAGAGCCAGGAGTATGCCGAAAGCGTGGAGCAGGAGATCCAGACAGCCTCTGATACCGGCGACATCGATGCGTTGATTGCCATCGCCAGGCAGCAGAAAGAACGTGCCGACCAGTTTGCCCGGAACCTGGAGGCAAGACAATGAATCGGTTGATGGTCATCATGCTGGCACTGCCGCTCATCGGCTGCATGACCACCAATGCGGAGCCAGCAGTGGTACATGAGTACCACGAAATCAGGCCGGATTACAGCGATGCAAAAGTTGCCCTCTTTGCGGCACGGCCTGATGTGGTACCCGATTTAAGGGACGTTCACACGATGGAGGATGCCGCATACAATTCAGTCCAGTTCCAGACAGGCATGGAGCAGTGGATTTTCTATGCTGTCGGTCTTGAGGACTGGATCAAGAAGCTTTGATTCAAGACCCTGTCCTTCCCGGTTCCCGCATATCGCGGGGCCGGGTTTTTCATCTTACGGCGAACTGAAGGATTTTCTCCGACACTCCATACATCTCGTCGATCGCGTCTGCAACGGGTCTTAGGTTCTCGGCGTACAGGTGTGTGTATCCGGCCTGTACAGAGTTTTCCGGCTGATGCTGCCAAGACAGGTATTCCGCCACCACGAGGTCAGGCAACCTGCTTTCGAGCCGGAGGTTCGTGTTCAGGCTGTGCCTGAGGATATGGGGTGTCATGGATTTGATTGCGTCGGGCGTCTCCCATCCCTGCTGAAGCATGGCATTGGCTGAAAGTCTCCTGATCACATTCTCGAACCAGTTCTGGCTGTAGTGGTACAACCTTCCGTCAGGATGAGCACTGGTACACAGGCGCATCATGGAATCCTGTGCGGTAACCGGCAATGGGATGGTCCTGCAGTATCCCCATTTTGGCTTGCCAATTTCTTTGTAGTTGTAGTCCTTCATCGCCTGGTCGATGACGAGGATGTGGCTTTTCTGGTCGTATTGTCTGGCGGACAGTGCCGCAAGCTCTCCGATGCGCATGCCAGTACATGCAAGCACGATGAAAGTGTCCTGCTCCTTCTGCGAAGAGAGGAATGATTCGTGGATGAGCCTCTTGATGTCTGAGGACGAGATGGGGAGCTTTTCTGTTGTCTTGGCCGGATGTATGTCCGGCAGGCCGCTTGCCGGGTTGGCCGGTACGAGGCCTTCGTCCGCAGCCTGTCCAAAGCAGAGCTTGACCATCTTGAAGAACTTCATCGCACGATAACTGAGTCCTTCCTTCTCAACCAGGAAGTACATGATTGTCTTGCATTCCTTCCTCGAGACTTCCTCTATCGGCTTGTAATAGAGTGTACAATCCGAAAAATTTGAAACAAAAATCCGGGCATTTGGAACGAAAATCCGGCAAATTTGAAACTTTTATACATGCTTTTCCGTGTTTTCCCGGGTTATTTCGTGTTTGGTAAATGCCAGTGCAAGGGGGGTTATGTCCATTAAAAAGCCGGAGGGTTTTATGCCTCCGGCGATTATCCAAGCTACCTTGAGTGGTTATACGAGGAAGCTGCAATAATAGCTGTCAATCATGCTATCCAGTTCGTTTCCAATCCTGTCCCAGTTAAGCACCCCGTTGTGGAGCCTCGGGATGGCTACATTGTGGTCGTCAACATAGACATCCGCATAGACCTTTCGTGCGGGGTACCAGGATGCCTGATCCGGGTTTTCGTTTACGGCCCAGAACTCCAGCCCCTGGCGCCTACAGGCGGCCACTGCGTCATCCAGCAGCTTGCCCTCCCGCATGGTCAGCAAGATGATTCGTGCCGGCCATGTGTCGGCAAGGCGCTTGAGGACGGCTACTGCCTTCTTGTCGATTTTGCCGGGAAGAGGGTAGTCGATCCCTTTAGTCAAGGTTCCGTCGTAGTCTACCGCGATAGTAAAAGTCCTCACATCCATTCAGATACCTCTTAGAAGAGCTTGAGCTGGTCCTTGTCGCGGTCCACGGGCGCCACCTTGTAGCCACACGGCAGGTTGACGACCTCGTGGTCTACGAGCCAGTCGTACATGTCCACATATGAGACCTGTGCGTACCCCATCACGCCGAGAACGAACGGGTCCGTTCCAATAAGCTTCGCCCACTGGAAGCCAGTAGCAATTTCCGGCAATCCCATGTGCGGAATGTCGTACCAGTCCATGAGATCCGGGTCTGACCGCCCTTCGTCCGCATGGATGTTCGGTACCCATGCGACAAGGTCGTCGAGCAGCCCGCCGGCATCGCCGAGCAGGCCCAGCGCCGCATCGCGCCTGCCGGCAAGGGCCAGCCGCCTGGCACGCAACGCATGCGGTACGGCCAGCTCCCGCATCAGCAGGTCGATATTCGCGTACATGCCGACAATCGCCCGATAATCCTCCGCGAGCGCCGAGATGGCGTTCCAGGGAATCCGGTACTGGCCGTCAACCAGGAAGGCGTCAAGGCGGTAGTGGTAGACAAGGTAGTAGACCCGGTACGCGCTCACGCCCACGATTCTCGCGGTCTGCTGGATGGAGAAGAACCGCGCTCCATCCCGCATCGCCTCCTTCAGGCCTGCCTCGATGCGTCCTCCTTCCCAGATTTCCGGCTCGTACATGGCCTACATCCTCGCGAAGTTCAGGTCGATGGCGGCATACCGGCCGTCTTTCTGCCTGACCTGCATGTTCAGGTACTGCTTGCTCATGACTGGCTGAAAACTGTCGCCGATAAGGTCCATCGCCTCCTTCCATTCAGGGTCGTCCACGTTCAGCCTGCGCAGGGAGAGGACTCGCGCAACATTGATATTGCCACTCTGGTCTAGCTCGAAGGCCTGCTTGACGATGGCGACTAGGTTGACATTGCTGCCCTTGGCCCACTTCTCGATGAGCGAGTCGATCTTGGCCTTCGCCACAAGGATTTTCTCGTCGAAGCTCTTGATGGTGTTCTGGTCGACCCGGAGCCGCTTCTCTCCATCAATTGTCGTGAAGCTCATGTTGTTCTTGTCACCGAACTTCACGCCGTACTGCGACTCAAGGATGCGCTTCAGGTCGGTGATTGTCTGCAGCGTGTCCGCCTTGACCGCCAGCATCTGCTCACGCAAGCCCATCAGCTTCGCATAGACGCTCTCCACCGTCTGGTCCTTGATCTTGTCATACTCCGGCACCATCTCCTCCGGAATCAGCCTTCCCGCCGCATCCACGTAATACTTTTTGCCGTCAATCTCTCTCTGCATGTCAGACTCCTTCTGTGCGTTTCCTGTTGTACCTATCGGTCCGGTTGATCCAGCCGATGACCTTCCTCAACTCGATGTCCGAGCAATCCTCCAGGTCTGAGGAATCATCCTTGAGCACCTCGACCTGCACGAACCGCCGGACCCGTACCATCCAGGACGGGCCGAGCACCTGCTTGGCTCTCTTGGCAATCTCACACATCAGCCCGTACCTGGCCTTCCTTTCCGCCCGTTCGGCCACAGCCTTCGGCGATGCCTGCGCCTTGGGCTCGAAGCCTGCCGCCTCGAAGAAGGCCAACACCTTGCGGAGCTCGTCATCGTCCATGTCCGCGCAGGTTCGCTTGCCTGTCAGCGACACCAGCACCTCGCGGTAGCGGCTATCCCGCATGGGGTTCAGGTAGACCGAACCGCACCGTGGGCAGTTGCGTTCCGCATAAGAGACGATCCCACAGGTCAGACAGAACTTTGCCTTGTGTTCCGCGACGTGGATCAGCCGCAGCAACGTCTTGCGGTCGCTCATGCCTTCCTCCTCACGTTCTGGTTGCCGACAATCGGCCTCGCCACGGAACCGGAAACCAGGCGGTAGATGAGCTTCTGTCCGTCCTTCCCGATCACGACCAGGTCGCCATGGCCGAACCATTCCTTGCACAGGTGCATTGCGTGGTCGAGCGAGACGTCCCCGATCCTGGCGATATCCTCGGCCTTGAACGTCCTGAGGATCCGCGCCGCCTTCCAGGCGCCATCCGATGCCGAGCCGTAGACCGGCACCTTGCCCGTGTTTCGCCAGCAGCCGGAATCCCGTACGATCGCCCCTTTCTTTTTGAGCGAGTAGAGGGTCGTGGATATCCGCTTGGGGTTGATGTCGGGGAAGACCCGCTTGATCTCGTCGAGGCCCACCGTGCCGTTCGAGGCGATGAACATCTGCATCTGCCTCGAGAGCACGGGAGTGCCGAACAGATCGCGTCTGCTGTCCTTATCGAAGCGCATCGAGCACCTCCTTGGAGATGTCCCTCACGCCGTTGGCGTTCATGATGTTCACCATCTGGTGCGCGTCGTTCGCCAGCAGCCGGAAGTCTCCGTGGCAGCGCTTGAGGAGCGCCTTGGCCACCTTGTCGTCCCCGGAAAGGTCGATGCCGACCGCCTGCTGGTAGTACGACACGACATCCATCAGCTGGAGCGGGGTGAACTCGACCGGGCGCGCCCTGATGCGGCTCTCGAGACGGGGGAGGGCGCCCATCTTCGCCTGCAGGCCGTACTCGCCGACAAGCAGCACGGGAACGCCGCAGACCTCGTTGATGCCACGGATGGTCTCAAGGACCTTCAGCGGCATGTGGTCCGCCTCGTCGATGCAGATCAGGCGCCGGTAGACCGCGGTGGCCTGCCTGATCAGCTCGAGGTTCCTGTCGAACGTGCCGCACGGCACCTGGCCGAACTCCCTGGCGATCGCCTTCATCAGCATCGTCGTCGTGTAGCCCTCGACGAACAGGATGTAGATTGCCTTCGGGTTCGTCGCGCAGAAGTGCTTGATGGCAGTGGTCTTGCCATATCCGGCACGGCCATAAACGACGCCAATCGACGCATTCAGCGTGGTCGCGGGATCCAGCAGGTCCTTGGCCATGCCGTCAAGCTCCATGCTGTTCGCAGTCACTACGAATTTTGCAGGATCGAGGAAAAGCTCTCCTGCCGGGCGCCTGGTCTGCTCGACCTCGGCGGTTCCTTTGGCGATCAGCCCCTGGCGGACCATCGCCTCGATGAGCTCACGCTCTCTTTGCTCCCAGTCCTTGTAGTCGTGCGTCGCCACACGGCTCATCTGCGCGGCGCTCACGCCGATCGCGCTCGCCACGGCAGTCAGGGACTGCCCTGACGCATTGATTGCTTCCCGTAATGTAATCATCCGATTTCCTCCTTGAAGCCGTCGATCGCTTTCTCTCTAATAGCCCAATAATCCTTGTATTCCTGGTATTCGGCGCCATTCCGGTAACTCATGCAGAACTCCTTGTCGGCTTTGGCGAGACTGTTGCCGCCACGAAGCATCGCCAGGCACCACTCGTACTTCTTGTGTGCCGAGGCATGCATCGGCAGGAACGGGACGGCCTTCGCCGGAGCAGGTTCCGCCTGCTCAACACGAGGCGTGACGTCCCTCAATTCCGCTTCTTCCGGCGGGGCGTACATCACCTTGCCGATCGGGCGGGTGACTGTCCTGTAGACGTCCGCCACCGCGCTTATCTGCCGGTTCTTCTCCTTGAGCGCCTCGACCATCGCATCCTGGTCCAGCATCGGGACCTGCACGACCGCCTGGAGCTTGCGCCACTTGCCGCCGGCTGCGGCATAGCAGAAGTTCCGGTCATGCCGGCTGTAGCGCACCTCGACCGACTGTCCGTCGTAGCGTTCAAGTCCCGTGTCGTTGATCCTGCCGTCCTCGGCCGTCAGCTCTCCGCCCTTGTACCAGATGCCGTCGACAACGACCCTCCCGCGCTGTACCTTGCAACGCTTCCGGTCTGCCGTGATCAGGTCGATGTCCATGGCAGGGATCGCCCTGGCGGAGCGGTCGTACTTGCCATCGGCGGCCAGTTTCTCCAGGCATTCCATCGGGCTCATGCCGAGCGAGGCGTGGCGGGTGTGCTCGTACTCGTCAAGGACAGCGACGAAGACCCTGGCGAACTCACCCAGAGTAAGCAGCTCATGGCGGTCCTTCTGGCCCTCAAGGCGCTTGCGCTCGACCTCGTCGACGGCGATGTTCGCGCCAGGCGTGGCGCATCGGCCGGGAAGCAGCATGCCGTCCAGCTTGCTCTCGACCGTATTAAAGAACCGTTCAATGTCCTTCGCCTTCGCGTTGCGCACATTGGCGAAGATCCTCCGGTGCCTCTGCGCCCATTCGGACTGCGAGACTATCACGACCGTGCCGTCGTCACGTTCGTCCGCATAGCGGCCGTCGGGAATCCTGTAGAGGTCGCTCAAGTCCTTCGTCTCGACACCCCAGCGGAGCAGGTCGTCGATCATCTGAGACGCGGCCTTGCCGCACTCGCTCGAGCCGTTGTCGTTGTAGGTGCAGTCGGGGCGTCCCCATCTGTACAGGCCCAGGCGCATCGCCTCCTTCACGGTATCCGCCGAATAGTGCCCTGCTGCGAACGCCACGCCATAAACCAGCTTCGTCCTCTGGTCAAGCCAGAGATAGCACTCGGGGCGCTGGATCTGGCCAGTCCCGTAGTCGGCGACCCAGTAGTCGAAGATGTGCTGGTCCCCGATGACGACTTGAAACGGGGCGAGGACGGTACTGTCCCGCATGATGTAGAAGAACCTGTTGTCCAGGGCACGGCGTCCTCCGGAGGCGTATGCCACCAGCGCCGGATGGATGTCCGCGAGGATCTCGTAGGCGCTCGTCCTTCCTCCGATGCGCCATCCCTTTGCCTTGGCCATGTCCTTCAGGCGATGCCAGGCGGCGACCTTCGGACAGGCTCCGGCATCCCTGACGGCCTTCAGGTAGAACCCCTGCAGCCAGTCGATTGCCTGCTGGTCCCAACCGCTCCAGCGCACGGCCTCGCGAGGCTTGCCGTGGATGCCGTAGTCCCTGATCTCACCGGCGATCCTCCTGGCAGTGGAGACGCTGACGCCATGACTTGTAGCCACCGCACGAAGCCAGGAACCCATCGGCATGTCCGGCGGCCGCTTTGCAATCTTGGCCGCAATCAGCAGGCGGCGTTTCTCTTGTGGGGACGCCGCTTTCGACGCCTGTGCGGGGCCTTTGCCAGCCCCTGCAAGCTGCGCCGACGGCGCGAGCGCGGAGAGCATCAGCGAGTCGACCCCTTTGCCCTTGACGACCGCGAGCTGCCATTCCGCAGGCAGGCTCGGCACATAGATCTCCATGGACCTCGAATCCTTCTTGCGGGTCTGTATGCCGTCGTCCTTCTGCAGCCTGATCTGAATGGTCCGTACGCCCTTGCCCAGAGCCGCAGCCAGTTCCCTCACGCTGATCCATGCGTCATCGTTCATCATGGTCGGCTCCTTTCATTTCATTCCTCCTCCACGTTCGACAGGTCGTTCCTGAGCCTGCTGTAGCCTTGTCCGTCCTGGCAGACCAGGTAGCGCTGGCAGACGATGATGCTTGCCAGGGCCGCGTGCACCGAGCCTTCCCTGATGCCGAGCTTGACGGCGAGCTTGCGTGCAGTGATGCTTTCCGGATAGTAGGGGACCGCACGCGCGATCTTCCTGTACAGCTTGCTGATAGGCACGTTGTAGGCGTTCGGCTTGCCCTGCCTGCCTTCGGCGGAGCAGGAGCGGCTGTTGACGAATTCGCCTTGCAGGACACCCGTGTATGTCATCTCGCCACCCTCCGGAGGTCCAGGCCGTCAATCACGGCCGCCTGGAAATAGCGGGCGGTGTCCTCCAGTTCCCTCCAGGACCGGCAGCCGAGCAGGACGGCGATGCCGTTCTGCAGGCGCGCGGAAGCCTTCGAGCCACGGATGACCATGTTGACCATCTCCGGCTTCGCGTTCAGCCGGCGGCCGACCTCTGTCTGGCTCATGGGGAAGTTGCCCAGACGATAGACGATGTAGGTGTAGACGGCGATCTGCTGCTTCGTCATACATTGCCCTCCTTGCAGTCCGCAAGTCGTTCCACAAGCTCGTCGAGGCTGCTGACGATGTCCTCGAGCTCGCCCGCAACGGTGTCCGCGTCGGCCCACTTGTCCGACAGCTGAAGGTTCTCCGGCATGGATTCCACGTACTCGCGCTCGTCGGAGGCGATGGCCTCCATCATGCGTCGTGCCTCGCCGATCAGGGCGACGACCTCGTCTATCCGCTTCCTTCTCTGTCTGTTCATCTCAGTCCTCCCTTGCCAGGTCCGACAGGATTCCCGCTACCAGCCTCAGGTACTCCTTCGGCGCCTTCGGATACTGCTTCGCCGCGGCGTCCTCGATGAGCAGGACCGCGTGGAGCGGGCCCTGCGGCTTGATTTGCTTGGGTATGCGCGGGCTGTAGTGGCGGTAGAGCTGGTCGAAGTGCTCGATCTCCTCGACGGTCATGTCGGCGTCGATGCGGCTCTGCTCCTGCAGGAGCCACTCCCGGCTGATGTTGTCGCCGTCGGCGGCGAGCTCGTCGGTCACCTTCTCGCCAAGCTCGGTCTGCTCGAGCCATCGACGGTACTTCGCCTCCAGGGCAGGGGTCCAGCCATCAGGCTCCCACGCGTACTCGTCCTTGCGTCTCTCCCTGACCTCCTGGAACAGTGCCAGCACCTTCTGCTTCAGCTCCTCAGGGCTGTACAGCTTGTCCTCGCGGGGAGAGTAGAGGGAGAGCCAGTAATATGCCGTACGGCGCGAGAGACCGATATCGTTGAGATAGTTTTGGAAAGTATGAAGTTGTATAGGTTTTGTATAACCTTGTGCAAATTGCACAAGGTTGCTACTGTTTTTAGAAATGTCTTTTTGGGGAATATCGCTTCGATAGCCAGATTGCGACAACGCCTCACGGGCGGCATAGAGTTCCCTGACCAGATCCAGCGTGCACCTGAACGCTGTCCCGACGAGGTCCTTGGCGACCTCGACCGATTCCTCATACTTCCATGGCCTTGTCGCAGGCACGATTTCTTTCTTGTTCACAACATTTCCTCCTTGTACTCGCTCCCGAACGGGGGTATCATGCGTGTATGCGTATGGTTAATTTGTTAACCATAAACTGATTTTAACCAATTATAAGTTAGTAGTCAACCAAAATATACGTAACAAGGCAGATTATGGTTAACAAACGATTGAAAGACTTGCGAATGAGTTTAGGACTATCCCAGAAAACTATGGGAGAGAAGTTACAGATTGCTCAAACTACTTATGCAAATTATGAGACAGGAAAAGCAAATATCCCAGATGAACTCAAAGCAAGATTGATTAACCAATTTAAAGTTAATTTAAATTGGCTGGTTGTGGGTCAGGGCTCAATGTACCTCGACGGCAAGGAAGGGAATGTGGCGCCTGTGGAGAGGAAGGAGCGGGAAGTCTCGTTTTCCGACTCGATGGGCAAGGAGATCGCGCAGCCTGCGGTGGCGCGCGACGTGACGATGGTGCCCCTGACGAACCTGAAGCTTTCCGCGGGGCATGGGGTGGACTGGTCCGACGGCGACTTCACGGGGGAGTACGTGCCGGTGCCCCGGAGGGTTGCGGCCAGGTACGGCAAGTGCCGGATGGCGGCGGCGACCATCAAGGGGGACTCGATGGAGCCGACGCTGCGCAACGGGGAGCCGGTGGTCTTCACGCTTGACGGCATGACGGCCGACAGCATCTACGTCATCGCCATCGGGGACGAGCTGCTGGTCAAGCGGCTGCAGCGTAACCTCGGCAGCGGGAAGCTGCTGGTCATATCCGACAACCCAAAGTACCCGCCCATGACGGTCGACGCGGACGCCGTCAGGATCCTCGGGCGCGTGGTCATGTGGGTGCACGACGAGGGCGTGTGAGCGGATTGCTCCATATGGGGTGACAGAACGGCTATCCGTGCTGTTTTTGAGGGAGGACAGGGATGAAGAAGCTTGTTACGGCTTGCGTAGCGTTGGTTGTGGCCGGCTGGAGTCTTTTCGCCGCCGAGACGGGCGCCCGCCTGGTAGTCGGCGGGTCGGTCCCGTTATACGTGCTGCCCGATCCTGGCTACTACGAATATTCGGCGGGATTGACGTTCGCGACGTATGACGAATTCTCGTCGCTTGACGGCTGGGGCCCCTATGGCGCAGTCACGCTCGGTTTTTTCCTGAACGGGTCGGACGGCTCCATATCGGTCGACGGGAGCGACTACGACGTCGCTTTGGACGTGTCGGCGATATTCGGGCTTTACAAGGTCCTCCAGTTGTCCAAAAAAGTCGCCATTGTATCGGCCGGAGGATTTGCGCTGAAAGAAATTACCAGGACGACCGACTACATGGCGACGTTAGGCTTCGACATCGGCCTGGGCGTCGATATTGGAGCCAGATACATGGCGAATGCAAAATCCGGCGTCATGGCCGGAGTCCGCGCCTCATGGTATCCGGCGGAATGGGGGATTGTGAAGATATCCGGCTTCGGCACGGACTCGGGATGGACGAAAGACTTCAACGCTATCCAGATGGAGCCGTATGTGGCGTACGTGTTCCATTGGACCAAGCGCAAGGGCGAGGCGTATTGAGATAATCGGGTGGCTGCACCACCATCCGTACTGATACATCAAGACACGAAAGGAGGTTGTCTGTGTCAAAGTTTGCAGCTCGGGTGTTCTTCGTATTGAGCGCCCTCTCTGTCGTCGTAGGGTTCTTTCTTAGTCGGGTGAACGAAGGATATTTCTCTCGTACTGAGTTCTCTTTTATTGCCTTTGTGCCTTGGCTTGCCGCTGCGATTTCGCTCTTTGCGGCGGGGGCGCTGTTCCTGGCGATAAGCGAAATCCAGGAAAGCCTGAAGACCATCGCAGAGCAGCAGAGGCAGCATGCGGTCCGGCCGGAGAAGGCGGGGCATGCCGGTTCCAGCGACATGCGCAACTGGTCGGCTAAGCCTGGGGACAACCCGTATATTCCGAGACGGCCGGGAGAAGATGACGACCAGTACTGGGACCGCGTCCAGAGGTCGTAATGAAATAGCTTGAATCATGTTGCTTGTTGTCTGCGATGAACCGGCCACAAGGAAAGACGTACTAAAAAGGAGGGGGTATGGGTAATAAGCGTTTAAAGGGTGTTTATTTTCAAATTAAAGCCAAGATAGACTCAAGGCAAGATGATGAACAAAAGGGCAAGAAGGACGGGCGGGATGCTTCGGTCAATCAGATCCATGTTCTTTCCGGCAAGGAAATATCCGATTTAGTAGACAAAGTGCTAGAAAAGCCATTTAATGATCGGTTTCTTGGGGGCATGGATTATGCTCTTGCTTGGTGCAACGACAAAATTTCCTCGGAGATGACGTCGATACCCAAAGATGGGGAAGGATTCAGATTCTTCCTGTTTACCAAAAGGCGTTCTGACAGTCCCACTCAGACCAAGTTGGAAAATGATGGAACGATAAAGATTGAGCCTATCCAGATAGGTTCTGGTGCGTTCATTTCTGAAACCACTCTTGTGATTCTTAATGTTGAGACAGGCATCGTCCTCGAACTTATGAATAGAAATGTGGGAACCACTACCAGTTTTGCATATTACCTTTCGCAGTGTGAAGGGAAGCCACAGCCTGATTTTTTCGAGGTGATTCCTGTATTGAGAGGAGATGCATTAAGGCGACTTGGGACTATGGCTGCAATCAAGAGTTTTGAGTTTTCTCTTTCCACTGAGTTCCTTCCTAGTGAAACGAAGGAAGATGTGGGCACATTGTTTGCTAAAGTGTCGGACGTGACTTCAGACCCAGCAACCAGACATCTGAATGTTGTGATGAGTGCAAAAAAGGGTCAGACATTGCAACGCAATGGCATTCAGTCTCTTGTTTCCATACTTTTCACTCTGCGTGACAGGCGAAAAACTGGTGGCAAGATGCGTGCTACCGGCATAGGAAAAGACAATCGGTACGAGGTGGTTGATTTCTTGAACGATGATTTCCTTTACCTCATGCAGTATCCGATGCCGGGTCGTTATATCAATACTGGTGAAGTCTTCCAACACATGAAGGATAATTTCAAGAGCTATCTGCCCGAGTTAAGAGAGAGCGTCGGCAGGAGTCCTGTGGGGCCTTGAGATAACCTGCTATACTATAATAGAGCAATGGGTAAGGCAAGAAATTTTGTTATGAGAGACTGGCTTCGCCCGATGATGGCAGGCATCGTTGTCTGGGCGCTTTCGTCGGTCTTTCTTATTGGATCTTCCATCGGAGAACTGCAGAAGTTGTATGCAAAATCGCTTGACGTGGGATTTGTCTATGCAACGACCATGTTCGGGCTGATTGTATCTGCCTATGCCATCCTACAGGGATTTACCAGCATCCATGCCAAACAGATGAAGCGGTGGTTCTTCTATGGTCGACTCAAGTGGATTCTCGAAGCGACTCTTTTTGCCTTGATGGTATTTGGAATGGCATGCCTTGTGCTTGATAGCACCAACGAGAGCCATATTCCTAGACAGCTGTTGATTGTCAGCATTGGGTTCTTGCACGGGCTGATCGCATTCACAATGGACTCTGTCTTTCAGTGGATTAAAATCATTATCCGGTATTTTGACAGACCGGATAATGAAAAAGAAACCTGACTTCAACGCCCTTTGAAAACCCGTTAAACGGATGTGCGAGAGTAGGTTCGTGCCGCGAGCCGACATCCACGTCTTTTGCGTTCCGGCAGGCACTATCGCCCGGCCGGTTCACCTCCTTTCCGGCCGGGCCTTTGATTGTCCGGCTTCCCGGCGGCCCATCATGTATCCAGGGCCGGAGGAGGGCCCGTACATGAATGAGTTCGCAACTGCGGTCGTGATCTGCGGCACCATCGTCGTGTTCTCCATGGAGCTGGTCAAGCGGCTATGGAAACAGCATTTCGAGAAGTTTCCCTCGTGGCTCGGCATCTGCTGCGGCATCTGGCTCAGCGGGATGGCGACCTTCGTCTACTGCAGCGAATGGCAGTCCGGCTACAGGTGGCTGCTGGTCTGGGCGGGGGCTTTCCTCTTCCAGTATTTCGTCTCGATGGAGATTGCAAAGCGCGTGGTGGACGCGGTGGTCGGCAGGATTGCCGGCACCAGGCTGGAGGAGTGATGTGGGGAAGTGGATCAAGGCTCACGCCGAGGCTCTTGTGCTTGCCCTTTCTGCTGCTTGCGGCCTCCTTGCCGGGCTGGTGCTCGGCGGCGGATCCCGCAGGCATGACGGACGCGGAGATCCTGACGGAGCTCTCGGAGATCTACGGAAGGCAGCAGGAGAGGCTGGCAAGCGCGGAGACGACGCTGCGGAGCTTGCGTCCGATGCTGGAAGGGTCGCAGACGACCTTGCGGGAGCTGCAGGAGAAATCGACGACGCTCTCGGCGGACTTGCGGGGACTGGAGAAGACGATCGGAGGTTCGGCGAGCTTCTTGGAGAGCTCCATAGGCGCCATGGAGAAGGAGGTCCGCCGGCTGAGGACGGATAACGCGTGGCTGAAGGCGGGAGTGTGGTCGGCATTCCTGGCGACCCTTGGCATATCCTTATTATATATGGCGCGATGACTGGCCGGGCCTCGGATTATCCGGGGCCCTGATTGTTTAGCCTGATGCCATGGAATTTCTATCGTTGGTGAACAACCTGGGACCTACCGCCCTGATCATCCTGTTGCTAGTCATCGTGATCATGTCGATACGCCAGTACCGGGACGACGTCAGGAGCACCAAGAGCTGGTTTGCGAGCCAGATCGAGGAGCAGAAAAAACGTGACAAGGAGCAGGACGACAAGATCCTGTTCCTCCAGCAGCATACCGTCTCCAAAGAGGACATGTACCAGCAGTTCGGCGGATGGCGCACGGAACTCGCCAACGTCAACCAGAACATCCTTCATCTGACGGAACTTGTGAACAAGCAAAGGAAGGATTGATATGGAACTCAATACGGTGAAGAAAAAAGAGCTCCGCGGAGAACTGCTCCGGTTCCTTGCGGGAATCTACCCTGAGGGTGTGATCAGGGAGAGCGTCTTCGAGACGTTCTTCGAATATTACAAGACCGAGTACATCGAGCAGGAGATGGCATATCTGGTGGACAAGGGCTACGTGGCGCGCAAGGACATCCCGACGCCGTTCGGCCCCTCCTTCGAGAAAGTCGTCAGTTTCCGGCTGACTCCGAGCGGACGCGACGTCCTTGACGGCACATTGCCCGATACGGGCATCCAGGTCCGGAGGTGAGCCATGGGGAGAAGGAGCAAGGCCGAGATGCTCGACCTGGTCGAGCGGATCGTGCGGATGCACGACGAGGAGAAGCTGACGTTCGACCAGATTGCCGACAAGCTGCAGGACGAGAGCTACGACATCTCCCGGGAGAGCGCCAGACGCTCGTACAACAACGCGGCGGCGAAGGCGGAGAAATACAAGCTGGCGGCCGCGAACGCCAAGGCGATCATCGACGCCAGCAAGGGGACGAACACCGACCTCGCCGAGGCCGCGAACAGCGTGCTGACGAACCTGTTCTACGAGCGCGTGATGCAGATGGACGGCATGGAGTTCAAGAGCGACAGCGAGATGCTGAAGGCGATGGCTCCGGTGATGCACAACCAGGTGGAGCTCGCCCAGGCCAGGCTCACATGGCAGAACGGCGTAGAGAAGACGAAGGCGGCCATCTACGACGAGCTGGCGAAGCAGCTGGGGGAGAACCCCGGGCTGCTCTCCCAGCTCCAGCAGGCAATCGCCGGCCTGAAGGTCAAGGAGAAGTGATGTTCCGGATATTGACCGACGAGGACCTGGCATGGGTCGACAACGATTGCCGTGAGAGGAGCGAGAACCATGGGCGCGCTTGACGAGCTGGTCGCGCGGAGTCCGGAGCTGCAGCGTGCGGCACAGGACGAGCGGGAGCGCATGGCGCGGTCGAAGAGGCTCGCGAGGGCCGAGGCCGATTTCCCGTATTTCTGCGACACCTACCTGAAGGATTATTTCTATTGCGGTCCTGCGGAGTACCAGCGGATCCTGTACGACATGATCCAGAGCCGGGAGCTGACCGCGATGCAGGCTGCCCGGCTGAAGGAGCTGGTACCCGGAAAGTACCAGGACTACTTCAAGCCTGCGAAGGACATCAAGGGCATCGTGGACGTCGAGCCCCGCCAGCACGGCAAGTCGACCCGCATGACCTTCGCCTATCCCTTGTGGTGCCTGCTGTTCCACAAGGCGAACTTCATCCTGATCATCGGAGCGAGCGACGAGGATGCGCAGCTGCAGATGGACAACATCCGCTACGCCCTGGAGGAGAACGACCTGGTCCTTTCGGATTTCGGGCCGAAGAAGGGGTCGCCCTGGAACAAGGGCTTCCTCCGGCTCTGCGACGGGCCGACGGTCATGTCCAAGGGCAAGGGCGGGTCCCTGAGGGGTAGGAGGAACAAGCAGTACCGCCCCGACCTGATCATCGTCGACGACACGCTCAAGGACGACGAGAGCGACAGCAGCCAGCAGCGGGACAAGGTGTGCCGGTGGTTCAACCGGACCATCCAGCCGCTGGGCACGGACGCGCTGATCGTGGTGGTCAACACCATCACCAACGAGGACGACCTGCCGAGCCGGCTTTTGAACGACATCAAGGCGGGGACGAAGAAGGGGTGGGTCGGCCTCAGGTTCTCCGCGCAGGTGCCTGACAGGGACGATCCGAAGGGGTGGCGTCCGCTGTGGCCGGAGAGGTACTCGCACGAGGACCTCGAGCGGATCCGCAGCAACATCGGCAGCCTGGCGTACGCCATCGAGTTCCTCAGCGAGCCTCTGACGGACGACGACCGGATCTTCAAGCCGGCCTGGATCCAGAAGCTCAGGTCCGAGGAGATTCCGTCGGGAAGCGGCTGGGTGGCCTACGAGGGGGTGGACCCCGCGACCGGGGCGCACGACATGAGCGCCGTGGTCGACATCAGGCGCAACAGCCGCACCGGCGAGATCGTGGTGGTCTCGAGCCACGGCAAGAAGGAGAGCACCGAGAGCTTTGAGGAGCGGCTGATCCAGCGCTACCGGATCTTCCGCTACCGCAAGGCGTTCATGGAGAACGTCACGTTTCAAAACGTATACAGGAAGCAGATTGTCGCCAAGGCCGAGCGGCAAGGGCTGCATTTGCCGTTGTCGGGGAAGGCTCCAGGAAGCGCCAGCAAAGCCACGAGGCTCATGTACATCAGCCCGATGGTGGAGAACGGCACGATCCGGTTCGCGCCGGGCAACGAAGCGCTCATCGACCAGCTGACAGGGTTCCCCGCCGCAGGCTACGACGACCTGTGCGACGCGTTGTACTATGCGGTGCTCGCGAGCGAGTCGAAAGGCGGTGGCGAGGCATACACGGGCACGAGATACAGGATGCGCGAGGTGTATGACATCCTCGCTGGCGGAAGGAGGAGGGGCAGATGATCGGACAGTATTACCTCGGCCGGCCGGGAGCTGGCAGGCTCACGGAGGGCGAGATCCTTCAGGCGGTCGCTGTCAAGCGGCTGTGGAACGTGGACCTGCGCCGGCAGCTTCGCTACTACATGGCCAAGAACCCTCCCATCCTGGAGAGCGACGTGTCCAACAAGGTCGCCGTCGGATTCGGCCGCAAGCTGGTGAAGACCGTCACCGGATTCATGTTCAAGAACGGGGCGATCACCTACAGGTATCCGGACGGGATGGAGAGGCTGAGGGACTACGTCGAGGACGTGTTCCGCTGCAACGGCGAGCAGGCCGAGAACGTTGCCCTCGGGCGCGACCAGAGCCGGTTCGGGGCTGCCTACGAGATGCTCTGGGTCGACAGGGGGGACGTGCATCCCCGCTTCCACCGGGTGCATGCCGGACAGGTCATGCCGGTGTGGTACGAGCAGGTCGAGCCGAGGATGCGCTGCGCGGTCAACTTCTACCACACGAGCGACGGTGTAGACCACTACGACGTCTACTACGACGATGTGGTCCAGAGGTTCGTGCAGGATGGAGGGCATCTCCTCCTGACGGACGAGAGCCGGCACTGGTTCGGCATGGTGCCGGTCATCGAGTACCGCAACAACGAGGAAGGCCAGGGCGACATCGAGTGCGTCGAGGGGCTGATCGATGCCTTCGACCGGCTGGTGAGCAACGCGGTGGACGAGGACGCCAAGTTCGCCGACGCGCTGCTGACGATCGTCAACGCGTCGCTGTCTGACGACGACATGGACGACGTGCAGTCCAAGCGCGTCCTCGAGCTGCCGGAGAACAGCTCCGCGGCCTACCTGACCAAGCCTGACACATACACGAGCAAGAAGGCCCTGATGGACAAGATCGAGAGTCTGATCCACAGCCTCTCCGGCATCCCCAAGCTGGACGACCGTGACGCCATGGCGCAGACGAGCGGCGAGGCCCTCAAGTACCTTTTCGCCTCATTCGAGGATATGGTGGCTGGGGAGAAGCAGAGCTACTTCGATGAGGGGCTGAGGCAGCGGCTGCGGATGCTCTGCTCCTACGAGTCGTGGCTTGAGACCCTGGGATCGCCGGACGAGGAGGGAGAGACCGCGTACGACCCCTCCGGCATCGTCATCGAGTGGACGCGCAACCTGCCGGCGGAGACGACGAACATCGTCGACAACGCCATCAAGGCGGCGCCGTACATGTCGAGGCGTACGATGGTGGAGCAGTTGCACAAGGCCGGCATCGTCAGCAACGTGGACGACGAGATGGCCAGGCTGGACGAGCAGGATGCGGCCGAGGACGGCGGCATCCTGGATGAGACGATGAAGGCGTACTGATGGCGACGTTCGATCAGCTGTACGGGCCCACGCAGGTCGCCCTGGCGAAGAAAATGGCGAAGGACGAGCGCAAGGTGCTCGCGCTCTACGGCAAGGTCCTGCTGGAGTGCCGTGCGAAGATCCGCAAGCTGTACGACACATACGCCAAGGACGGGAAGCTGGACAACGCCGACAAGAGCATAGCCAACCGCCTGACGCAGCTCCAGGACGAGATCCAGAAGATTATGGACGAGAGGCTTCCCGGCATCATCGATTATCAAGCGAAGCTGACGGGGGAGATGTACGAGGAGTCCTTCTACCGGCACTGCTGGTGCATCGACAATGGCGGTGCGGTCAGGCTGGATTTCGGACTGCTTCCGAAAGATGCGGTCGACAAGGCGGTCAAGGGGACCTACGACACGTTCGCAAAGAGCAGACTGCTGCTCGACAGGACGAACGCGGTGCGGAGGCTGAAGGAGGACATCGGACTCGCATTGATCCGGGGCGACTCCTACCAGGCGCTCTCGGCGAAGATTGCCTCGCATATCGGCGTCGACATCGAGGCGACAAAGAAGGTACGCTACCTGCACAAGGGCCTGTCTGCGTGGTCGATGCTGGTGGCGCGTACCGAAGGCCAGCGGGTCATCGCCGAGGGGCAGCAGGCGGCCTACCAGAAGGCCAGGGATCTCGGATGCGACATCGAGGAAGTCTGGGACGCGACGCTGGACGCCAGGACGAGGCCCGAGCACGCCATGCTGGACCAGCAGGTGAAGGACGAGGAACATGGTGGATGGTTCGTTTCAAGGCTGGGCAAGTATGTTCCCGCCCCGCTGCACAGCGGCGACCCCTCATTCGACCTCAACTGCCGGTGCCGGGTGACCGCGAGGGTGAAGTACCTTGACGGCGACTCCTCCACAGGGAAACCTCAGTCTTATTACGAATGGGCGAAAAACGATTACCTCAAGCAAGAGCCGATCCAGACAAAAACCGGAGAACCGGTCAACCGGTTTTCCGAACATCTCTTCGACCGGATGAATGATCCGACCAGGCTTGTATCTCTAGCGCAAATCCGGGACGCACTCGAACATCCGCTGGTGTACGACAAAAAAATCGAGTATGATGATAAAGGAAGGCCCCGTAGAACGTTTTTCGGGCGATTTGCAACGGTTGGCTTCAATCCTGAAACCGGCATTGTCACCACATGCTATCCGACAGGCAAGAGAAGCCTCCGCAAGATTTATCGCCAGATGGAGACAGAGAAGACATGACCGGCAAACTTACAGACCGCGAAAAGGAACTTGCATTGGGATTGTTGCAGAATGTGATATCCAGGAAAATCCCTTGCAGGATTGATGCTTTCCAAGACAGTTACGACCAGCTGATAGAAAAGGCAAAAGAAGGGAAGGTTGATTTTGATCACATGTCTGATGACGACCAGGTCGGATTACACGAAATCATCGGGAGAAGGATAATATACCTCGATTCAGGCTACGGCCCTTACTCCGACGAGCTCAAGACCTGTTATTCGATCATCTACAAGCTTTCCGATTGACATCAGGGCCCGGCCTGCAATCCCCGGAGGAACCGGGGATTTTTCATGCCCGTTCAAAAAACGGCCGCAGACGCGTCGGTCTGGCAAAAACCCAAAGTTACACGTCTTTGTGCGGACACCCCGTTTATCAACGTTGATAAACGGGTCTCCGTCGAAGTTTCGTTCCTGCCTTGATTCCGGTTCCGCCCAAATCCGGCAGACACCCTCGGAAACCCTACCGGACGACCTTGCACCAACGCCCCCTCGGATTGCCTGCCACCCACGGCTGGTAGGCTGGAGGCAAGCCCCGGGGAGGGGGCCAAGCCCATGAGGAAATTCATGAACCTGTATCTGGACGAGGACAAAGGGGCGGGCGCCGGTGGCGTCACCAACCCGAAGCCCGACGAGGCCACCGAGGTGGACGCGGTCCGGAAGGAGCTCGAGGCGCTCAAGGCCGAGAACGAGAAACTGAAAAAGGAAGAGGCGGACCGCCAGGCCAAGGCCGAAGAGGAACGCAAGGCAAAGCTGACCGAACAGCAGAGGAAGGCGGAGGAAGAGAAGGCCCTGAGGGATTCCCTGGTGAGCCAGAACCGCGACTTCCAGCTGAAGAAGGCAGGCCTCGACAAGAAGTACGCGGCCCTGGTCACCGGCGACACCGCCGAGGAGATCGAGGCGAGCGGGGCGCTCGTGGCGCAGCTGGTCGAGGAGACCAAGGCTGCGGCGATCGCGGAGGCCAAGAAGGGCATGGCCGCCACCGGGGCTCCCGGAGTAGGCGGGCATGAGGAGACGATGACGCTCGAGGAGTACACCCTCAAGACCCTCAAGGGAGGCAGATGATGATCACCGTGTTGCGCGACATCGCACAGGCGCACGCCGACGTGTTCCACCAGGTGGACGACGTGCTGGAGAATTGCCCCGTGCTGGACTCAATCCCGTTCTGCGCGACGACCGACGGGATGGACCACAAGTACGAGAACCTGTCCTCCGTCGAGGGCGGCGGGCTGAAGAAGCAGGACGAGGAGCCGCAGAAGGCTACCGCCACGAGCAACCTCGGGACGCTGACCACCGGCATCCTCGCCTTCACGGTCGAGGTCGGGGTGGACTCGCTGAGGAGGCTGTTCGGCACGGGCGACCCGCAGGCGGGACTCGCGAAGTACATCGCCAAGCACCTGCCGAAGTTCATCAGGCACAACGCCATGGCGTTCGAGCGCCAGATGATGGACCTGCTGGTGGACTATGCGGTGGCCAGCGGCAACGCGCTCAGCGCGGGCGGCAGCGGGCAGGGCTACGCCATCCTCGCGACCAGGTGGGTCGAGGACGAGTTCTGCGGCCTGTACAACCCTGCGGGGTTCGTGGAGGGCGGACTCTTCCAGGCGCGTCCGAGATACGCCGGCGGCGTCTACGTCTCCGGAGGCAAGGAGGTGGTCGGCATGGACTACTACTGCGACATAGACGTGCTGCTGAACAACAAGCACTGCATCGGCGCGATCTGCAACATCGACGCCAGCCACAAGCCGACGGCGGCGCAGATCGACGAGATCGCGATGCTCGCGCACGCCGGACAGGACGGCCGCTCGCTGCTGCTCATGCATCCGAGGGCCGGCCTGATGGTGCGCGAGATCAAGGGGAGCCTGCTGCACATGACTGCGGCGGACACGAACGTGAACCGCAGCGTGAAGGCGTGGGACGTCCTGCCGATCGTCGAGACCTACAACTTCGGCGACGACGGGCTCATCGACAAGCAGACGGTATGAGGAGGCGGGAAGATGATGCATCTTGCAGGTGATCTGAGGATCATCAACGAGGACGTTTTCAGCGGGCAGGCCCTGAGCGGCCTGGCCGGAGGCAAGGCCGGAAAGGCGCTCCGCACCGGAGCCGGAGGCCAGAACGGCGCGATCTGCGTCAAGGTGGTCGCCGCGTCGGCATGCTCGATCGTGGCAAGCAAGACGCTGACGGTCGAGATCCAGTCCGGAGACACCGCCGACGGCGTGGAGACCATCGACACCAAGGTCGTGGCAGGCGCCAAGACGTTCGCCAAGGGCGAGCTGGTCTACGACTACGTGCTGCCGCCGAGCAGCAGGGAGTACACTACGGTGAAGCTGACCTGCGACGACAGCGCGGCCACCGGTTCGGTCGACGTCTACCTCCAGTACCTCGCACGCTGAGGGGCGCTGAACGGAAGGCGGGGCAGGTCCCCGCCTTCCTGTTGAACGCCCGTTCAACACCCATTAAACGACATTCAACGAGGTTCACTTTATGGTACGCACGCGCGTGAAGGCCTGAACGCCAGCGGCGTGGTCAGCTCTCCTAGCCTTTATGGTACGCACGCGCGTGAAGGCCTCGTGTCCAAATGCCTCTCGGATTCGCGCAAGAAGAGACATGCCAAAGTGAAGGCATGATTGTCACACTGGAAAAAGTCAAAGCGCTGCTGGGCATCACGGACACGTCGCAGGACGGCCGGATCGAGGCCCTCATCTCGGTGGCCGAGGACGACTACCTGTCCATCAGGGGCAAGGCGTTCGACACCGACGAGGATGGAGGGACCGTCTATCCGCAGGGCGCCGAGGGCGTCGCGGCCGAGATGGTCGCATACAAGCTTGCGACCCTCGGGAAGATGGACGGCATCCAGAGCGAGACCATCGGCTCCTACTCGTATTCGAAGGACACGGACCTCGACCACGGATATCCGTCGGGCATCGTCGGCAGGATCCGGAGATACGGGAGGATCCACTGATGGCGTTCGAGGGACTGCTCAATACGACATGCTCAATCCTCCGACCCTCCCGGTCCGATGCTTGGGGCGGCAAGGCGTCGTACGACGTCGTCGCCTCCGGCGTGCCCTGCAGGATACAGCCGGTTGGGGGCAACGAGTGGCGTGACGGCATGGTGCGCGGCGATGCCACCCACCGGCTCTTCCTGAAGAGGGGAGCCGGGGTGCGCTCCAGCGACATCATCGACATCAACGGCATCCGATACGATGTGGTGCCGCCGGTTGCTGATGCAGGCGGGCAGGGGCACCACATCGAGCTGGCGCTGAAGGAGCGCGTATGAGCGACATCGTCTTTGTCGATAAGAGACGTGAGTTCCAGGCCGGCTTCGACCGTCTGCTCGAGGTGGCGCTGACCGAGAGCGCAATCACCGCCGAGGACAAGTGTGTGCAGGAGATCAGCGGGCACGGGAATCCCGACAACAAGGCCGTCGACACGGGACGGCTGATGGGGTCCATCACCTACCGCACGAGCACTGGAGGCGATGAGCCAAGGGCGCCCGTGAAGCCAAACCCGGATGCCGGAACAGATGACGGCCTCAAGGGAAGCGCGCCAAGAGGGACGGCGTTCATCGGCACGAATGTGGAGTACGCGCAGCATGTCGAGTTCGGCACGAAGCGCATGCGGCCGAGGCCGTTCATGAGAGTCGGGTGCGAGAATGCGGTGCCCCTCATCAGGCGCATATTCACAAGGAGGCTGGGAGGATGATGGTGTTCGAGAGAGGAATGCTTGCACACATCCAGTCGCTGCGGCTGACCGGCAGAACCTGGCTGGAGGAGGCCCCCGAGGGCACTCCGGCGGACAAGCCGTTCATCGTCCTCTCGGTCATCACCTGTGGCGGGGCGAGGGAAGCAGGGGTGCTGCATCCGCTGGTGCAGGCGGACTGCTACGCGCCCGACATCTATGCGGCCGTCACGCTGGCGGAGACGCTGGTGGCGGCGGCCGACGACGAGCCATTCACCTCGGAAGGCATGCGGTATGAAGGTGTCAGGGCCGAACGCACCGCGCCGATCCGGGTAGAGGACGGGTCCTGGAAGGTCCCGGTACAGATACGGTTTTCAGTCATGGAGGAACAATCATGAGCGTGAGAAGCAAGTACGCAGGCGTGCATATCCCGTCAGGATGCACCGTCTATGTGGGCGACAGCCTGGAGGCGCTGGAGGACGTGGGTGTCATCCCGGCCGACCAGGACTCGAACATCCAGATCACCTACGACGACCATGTCGTTCAGGGAAGCAAGCTGGAGGAAGTGTTGCACTACTTCAGCAACATGAAGGCGACCGGCAGCACGGCGCTGTACCAGATCAACCTGGAGGTGCTGAACAAGCTGTTCGGCGGAATGATGAGCATTTCGAAGCAGGCGGGGACCCCGGTCAGCGGCGAGACGTTCTCGATCGGCGCAGGCTTCTCGCTGAAGCGCGCCTACGTGCTGCCAGGACAGAACAGCGACGGCAGCGCACCGACGGTGGCTTCGGTCAAGAGCGGGAGCACGGCCCTTGTGGAAGGCACCGACTACACGCTGGTGCAGACGGGCCAGGGGTGGGGCGTCATGGTCCTGTCATCGGACAAGGCTCCGTCAAGCCGGGCGGTGACGGTCACATATGGCTACACGCCGGCGGCATACGTCCAGGCGGACATGGGCTCCGGCTCCGTCGCCGTCTCACCGAAGATCATCCGCTTCGAGAAGCGGCAGGACGGCAAGCTGTTCCAGGTTACATTGTGGTCGGCGATGGCAACCAACGGGCTGCAGATCGGGTTCCCTGGCGCGAGCGCCGACAACCCGACGAGCGTGCCCATCGAGATCACCGGGCAGCTGGATCCGGGCCGCGACGACAACAAACAGCTCGTCACCATCCACGACGAGATCGGAGTCGAATGATGGCGGAGCGCATCTACGACCTGAACGACCGTGGCGGATGCGCCACGGCCGTCATCACCCTATCCGACAAGACATTCAGGATCAACAGGGTTGTCACCGGGGCACGGGTGCTCTATGCCAACCTGCTTGAGGAGATGGCCGGCATGCTGAAGGATACCGCCGAGGCTGAGGCAGATCCGACCAAAGAGAAGATGGATGAGGTGCGCCGGAAGGTGGACTCGTTCGTCAGAAGGAAGGACGAGGCGTACGGCAGGATCCTCACGCTGATCCTCGAGGCGAATGGCGAGGCCTATGACAAGGACTGGTGGCTCTCGCACGCGGACGAGCCTGACATCAGGCGCTTTGTAGAGGCATGCCTGTCGAAGGACTCTCCGGACGTAAAAAAAAAGACGCAAGGCTGAACGGACGGCTTGACTACGACCGGCTCTGCGCCCTCTTGGGCAGGAGCTGGCCGTACATCACGCCCGAGTACTTCTACGCGAAGATGGACCTGTTCGACATAGCCAAGCTGGTGCCGTTCATCGACCCTGCCGGGTACGAAGCGTGTTGGACAAACAGGAAGAAGCCTAAAAACAGAGCTCTGGCGGACGCAGTGAGCGACGGTGTGGTGGGGAGGACCTGACATGGACCAGATCATCGGCAATCTCATCTACAAGATCACGGGTGATACCGCGGCTCTGGATAAGGGGCTGGACATCAGTAGCAAGAAGATCAATACGACGGCAGACAGCCTCAATCGCCTGGCGGCCGTCGCAAAGCGTTCGTTTGCGGCCATCGCCACCACCAGGCTGATCGGGGCGCTGACAAGCAGCGCGAGCCGGGTTGAGGAGCTCGACGCGAAGTTCGATACGGTTTTCGGAGATATCGCCGCGGCATCCGACAGCTGGGCGAGAAGGTATGCACAGGCGACAAGCAGGGGCGTGACGGCGACGAAGGAGATGCTTGCGTCGCTGCAGGACGTGCAGACCGGTTACAACGACACGACCGAGCATGCGGCCAGGTTCAGCGAGGCGACCGTCGGGGTTGCCAACGACCTCGCGTCATTCACCAACACCCAGGTGGCAGATGTCATGGATGCCATCGAGGCCTCGTACAATGGTATGTTCCGCGCCATGAGGACCTACGGCGTCAGCCTGACCGAGGAGATTATCAACCAACAGGAATACGCGAAGCAACTCGGCAAGACGTACGATTCGATGACCATCATCGAGAAGAGGGAAGCGGTCCTCTCCGGCATCGTCTCGCAGAGCAGGAACGCACTGCACCAGAACATCCAGACGTGGCAGCAGTACGACTGGACATTGGGCGATGCGGCGCGCACGAGCGACAACTTCGCGAACACCTCTCAAGGATTCAAGCAGACGCTCGTAGACTTCAGGGCCGAGTTGGGTGCGGCGTTCCTGCCTGCAGTAGGCGGACTGCTCCAGGACCTGACCGGGGTGATGAAGGCGTTCAACAGCCTGCCCGACCCGATCCAGGCGGCGACCAGCGCGACTTTGGCGTTCGCCGCCGCGCTCAAAGTGCTTGGCGCCAACCCCATAAACATCGCACTATCCGGAATCGTGGCACTTACCGTAGCCGTCACAAGCCATAAGAACACCTCGGACAAGCTGGCGCAATCAACCAGGAACCTTTCTGCCGCTTCGAGCGACTATTCCGACATCACGAAGAAGCTACAGGGCGACACGGGCGACCTGACCAAGGCTCAGAAGGACCTGCTGGAGATCCAGCAGAAGATCGCCGCGAACAAGGCGAAGGACGCACTGAACACGCTGACTGAGAGCTACAAGAAGACATCGCAGGAGATTGCCAGCTCGACAAGGAAGCTGAATTTAGAGAAGGCGGAGCAGGAGGCAGCGCGCTTCATGCTCTCCATCTCGAACCTGCCGCTGGACGAGCTCGAGGCGAAACTCCAAGACTACATCGACGAAACCCAGGGCTCGACCGACACATACCTGTCACACCTCAACGAGATGCTTGTCGATTACCGTAATTCGTGGAACGGAAATGCGGATACCCTGACGAAGGACATGACCAAAGCCAGCAAACGCGTTGCGGACGAAGAGAAGACGCTGCTCGAGAAACAGGAGACGCTTCGGGAGTCGTTGATGCAGGTTGCGGCTGCGGCCAACAACGGGACCATCGACATTTCCTGGCTCGAGACATCCTTGCCTCCTTTATACAAGATGATCATGGACGTGGCCGATGGCATGAAGACTGTGAAGAACAACGATCCGTCCAAGACCTTCTCGACCGCATATTATGCATCGACACAATGGACGCAAGCTCTTGCTCAACAACGTGCAGCATGGTTGCAGGCGAAGGGCATGTATCAAGAGGCGGACCAGCTCCTGCTCGGACTGTCACGCACCGAGCAGGAAGAGGCCATACGCAAGCTCGCGACCGACGCGAAGCTCCTCCACGAGGGCGAGGACGTCAACAAGCTTTCCATCGACGTGTTGCGGGAGCGCATCAAGAACCACAAGCAGGCTGGAGACGAGCTTGTGGCGATGGACGAGTACTACGCCATGCAGCGGGCATCGATACTCGAAGGCGATCTCCAGACCCAGAAGGATGCGTCCAAGGAGATCGCCGCGACCCTCCGGACACAGAATGAAGCGGTCATGCAGGCCGAGGCGCAGCGGCTTGAGTCGCACGGAGACTACCAGGCGTGGGCCGACAAGCAGATCGAGATACTCCACTCGCAACGCGACGCTGAGATTGCATTGCTGCAAGAGCGCATTGCCAAGAAAGAGGCATCAGCCAAAGACCTCGAGGCGCTCGAGAGATATTACGCGAACGAAGAAATCCGGATCAACAAGGAAAAGGACGACAAGATCTTCGAGCACGAGTCGGAGCTGATCGAGGCCCGAGCGGCAAGCGAGAAAGAGGTGAACGACCTTCTCTGGCAACAGCAGAAGACAGCGCTTGAAGCCTCGGCATCGGAACTGGAGACGAATGGGCAGTTCGAAGCGGCGTACCTGACCAGAATCACTCTACTCGAGAAAGAACGTGACACGGCCATCGACGCCATGCTGCTCAAGGTGCGGCAAGGCAAGGCGACCGAGGCGGATCTTCTTGGCTTGAGGCAATACTATGCTCAGGAGGAAGAAAAACTCGAGCGGGAAAAGGACGACAAGATCGCCGCGCATGCCAAAAAGATGCTCAAGGAAAGGATGGACGCGATGAAGTCGTTTGCATCCGAGCTGAAAAGCGGGATGTCGGAACTCGCAAGCGCCATGAACAGCCTTTACTCGAACCAGACCGATGCCGCAGTCTCGGCGATTGACGAGCAGACCCGTGCGCAGGAGGAGGCCCTCGGCATAGCCGAACAATCGACCGCGGAGAAACTGCAACAGGAATACGAGGAAGCGGTGAAGGCAGGAGACATGGAGCTCGCGCAGGAAAAGCAGAGGGACTTGCAGCGCCAGCAGATCGAGGACGAGGCGGAGGAGCGCAAGAAGAAGCTCCAGAGGGAACAGGCAAAGCGGGACAAGGAGCTGTCGGTATTCCAGACCATCCTGAACACTACCGCGGCGGTGGTGAAGTTCCTCGCCGACCCGGGCGGATATCCCGGCATCGCCTTGTCCGCGATGGCGGCGGCTACCGGAGCCATCCAGGTGGCTGCGATCCAGGCCCAGCCGCTGCCGTCCTACGACGTGGGTGCCGAGAAGATCCTCCAGGACCAGCTGGCGGTCGTGCACAAGGGAGAGACGATCCTTCCCGAGCCGATGGCGAAGGCGGTGCGCAACGGCGATGCCGTCTACGGACAGGCAGGGGCGAGCGTGACCGTGGAGATCAACAACTACACCGGAGCCAAGGTGACGACAGACGAGCAGGAAGACCCCGAAGGGGCGCGCAAGCTCATGATCACCATCGGCAAGGCGGTGAGCAGCGGAATATCGAACGGCACCTACGACCAGGCGCTGGCAAGCCGGTACGGACTGGCGAGGAGGGGGATCAATGCTTGACGTCACGCGGCCGATATGGCCGGAAAAGGTACCCGGATTCGGCCTGGGCTGGAAGCATCAGGGCCTGGGGGACAACGTGCTCCGCTCGAAGCCCGAGAGGGGGCCGGCGAAGACGAGACGGACTGCTACGGCTCCGGTCGAGACGATCAGCGGGACCATCGCGATGGATGCCGCCGCATACCGGATCTTCACGCGCTGGTTTCATGACGAGATCGCCGACGGCGCCATGTCCTTCCAATGGTGGAACTTCCTCGAGGAGGACTGGTGCGAGGCCCGCATCACCTCGACGAGCGCCGAGAGCGACGGACGGGTGGCGGGAGACATGAGCGTGACGCTGACGCTGGAGGTGCTGCCGTGAACGATTCGGACAAGAAGGAACTGTACGCTCCGTCCACCGCGAGACTGTACGTGAAGATGGCCACCATCTCGGGAGAGGGGGTGGACTACGCCATCGTGGATGATGCCAGGGATGTGGTCGCCGGAGGCAGGACATTCCGGCATACCGCGTTCACCTATGCGCCCCCCGACCCGTCGGCATCCAGCGGCACGAGCACCATGGGCATCGACGATCTCGACCTCGTCCTCACCTCGATGATCGCAGGCAAACGGGGACCGTTCGAGGTGAGCGTATGGGTGGTGGACAGGGACGATCCGGATGTTCCTGTGACCGACGTCAACACGCACGACGTCACGAAGATGACGTTCTCCTCGGACGGCAAGATCTCCCTCACGCTCGGAGAGCTGACCACGCCCCTGTCGTTCACGGCGAGCCGCTACGGGTACGGCGCGACGGATTTCCCGGGGCTTTTCGGATGAACTGGTCCAAATGGCTTTCCGTTCCCTACCGCAAGGGCGGGCGGACCATGGAAGGGTGCGACTGCTGGGGCTTCACCCGGCTTGTCGTCGGCGAGGAGCAGGGAGTCGACCTTCCCGCCTGGCAGGACAGCAGGACATTGACCGAGATCGAGCGGGCGCGGTTCCGGGAGATTCCCCGCCCGGAAGAGGGATGCATCGTCCTGATGAGGCACATGGGAGGAGACATCCATACGGGAGTCTGGTCCTGCGGGATGATCCTGCACATGACCGATCGCGGACCCGCATGCCAGCCGGAAGGACGGCTCAAGCCTTTCGTCGAAGGGTACTACGTCCCTCTCTGATTTCCCGCATGCCGACGGGGCCAGACTCAAGGCATGCAGGTACGCGAGATCATCAACCCATTTACAGGCGTCTACGACACGACCACCATCGATGCAAGACACTGCACCCTCGGCCGCCTGAAGAAGCGCTTCGGGGGCGACAAGCTCTACTACCGGGACGGCATCATCCTGGAAGACGACCGCACGCGCTTCGGCAGCGACGACCTGGTGGTCGTCATCCAGGCTCCCGGACAGGCCGTTGCTGCGGCGATCGCCTTTCTTGCAATCGCGGCAGTCGTCGGCACTGCAGTCTACGTGTACCTGCTCAGCGCGTTCCACATTCCCGACTTCTCGAAAGTACAGACATCGCCGTCCCTCCGCGGTTCGACGAACAGCGCAAGGAAGAACAGCCACATTCCGCTCCTGCTGGGACGCCACCGGGTCTATCCCGACATCGCAGGGCTGACCTATACCAGCTATCGGGACGGCAACCAATACCTCCACCAACTTTTCTGCCTCGGCTATTCGGCCGTGCAGCCGGACCTGTCCACCCTCAAGATCGGAGAGACTCCGTTCTCCAGCTATACGGAAGCCGAGCGCGCGCTGGGCACGAGTCTCGCTCCGCTCAGGGTCGTGGAGTCGACCATCGACATCAAGCTGTCCCAGGGAGAGGCGGTCGTGCGGACAACCTCGAGCGGCACCACGCGCATCGAGGTCGGCATGGCGGCGCCCAACGGCATCTACCGCTATGACGATGACGGAGACAGGCAGTACGAGTCGGTCTCCTTCCGCATCGAATGGAAGCCGTCGTCGGAGGAGGCATGGAACACCTCTTTCGATTCGTCCATCAGCAAGAACACGGACAAGTGGAGGGAATCCTACGTCATCCTTCCCTCCGGCGATGCCGACGGCATCTATGACGTGCGCGTCACCCGTACCTCGGCTCTCGGCGATTCCGCGAGGGAGATCGACTACCTCTACTACGACGTGCTGAGATGTTTCGTCCATACGGATGACGCGGACAAGGCGGCACCGGTCAGGAATGCGGACACATACAGGCTGATGTCGGCACGGATCAAGGCGACCGATCAACTCCACGGCGTCATCGATTCCCTCAACTGCGAGGCTACGCTCAAGACATGGTCATGGTCGGGCACCGGCACCGGACCCGACTCATGGGTGCAGGCCGAGACCTGCAACCCCGCATCGGCCATGCTGTACCTGCTTCTGGATCCTTGCGCGAACCCTCGTCCGCTCGATACGGGCAAGATCGTATGGAGCGAGTTCGAGGCATTCTTCTCGTTCTGCAAGGAAAAGGGGTACGAGTGCAACGCCTGGGTGTCGTCCGACCATACCATCGCCGACCTGCTCGACTACATCGCCAGGACCAACCAGGCGACGGTCAGGCGATCGGGAGGCAAGATCGGCATCATCATCGACGAGGCGCATCCCGCCCCGACACAGCTTTTCACGCCGCGCAATGCCTGGGGATTCACCGAGGAAGACAACCTCGACAGCTCGACGAACACGCTGAAGGTGAAGTTCGTCGACAAGGATACGGGTTATGTGGAGGTCGAGCGCTATGTCTCGGTGGACGATGACGGGACGGTCACGCTGGACAAGGCGGACACCAGCCAGGACAACATCACCGAGATGGTGCTCTTCGGCGTCACGTCCGCCACCCAGGCTGCCAGAATCGGCAAGGTCCGTCTGCTCGAGATGCGCAACCGTTACCGCACCTTCACCTGGTCATGCGATCTGGAAGGCCTGCTCTGCATGCCCGGAGACATGGTGCTGCTGGAGCACGACACCTTCCTTCTCGGCTCCGGGGAAGGCAGGGTGACGCACGTCATCCGGGACGAAGAGGGCAGGGTGACCTCCATCCATCTGGACAGCAGGATCGACCTGCCAGCCGGCAGCTCTTACGGCATCACCATCCGCAACGCGCAGGCGATCACGAGGGCGGTACCGGTCGAGGCGGCAAGCAAAAGGACCAGCGTGATGCGGATCGCGCAGCCGGCCGTCTTCCCTGTCGAGGACGGCGACCTTGTCGCGGTAGGCGTGGCAGGGAAAGAGGCAAGAGAGGTTCTGGTCTCCTCCATCGAGAGGAACGACGACATGTCATGCAAGATTACCGCGGTCGACTATGCGCCGGAGTGCTACGAGGACGGCCCGATCAAAGCGTTCGACCCCGGCATCACCAGACCTCCGACCGGAGGCCCGGTCGGCACCGGCGTCTCGACCGCCACCGCCATCGGGATGCCTGGCGCTCCCGGTCCTGCAGGAGCACCTGCTCCGCGATATCTCGGCATGCTGGAAGCTGCACCTGCCGCTCCTGCAGACGGTTCGTACTTCCTTTACAGCGGAGAAACCGGCACGACTTACACAAAAGGGCGAATCTATCAGTACCGCGCCATCGAAGGAAGCTGGGAAGACGTCTCTTCGTCGTCATACTGCGTAGGCACTGCGTTACTCGACTCTCTCAACCTGTCCGGCAATGAAGGATCCGTCATGCCTGCAGCCACCGCATTCATCTCCTATCTCGGCCTGCAATATCTGGAGTTCGCTTCCAACGGAGGCTTCAAGAGCTCGAATTACACGGAGGAAAACGTCGACCTGGATGACACCCACTCCATTCTTGCACCTTCGGCAGGATTCAAGGCCGATGCGTCGAGCGGTATCATGAGGATGTATGGAGCCGTCCTGCGGAACGTCCAGATTGTCGACGGAACATTCAAGTTCCGAGGCAACAGCTTCGGTCCAAGAGACGACAGTTATCCGTCCGGCTGGGTCAAGATGACAAGCATTCCGAACGTGCAGGAACTGGTGCCGAACCTGGGGAACGACAAGCGGTACACCGCCTATGCCATCTACATAGCGCTCGACGCCTATGGACAGCCCCGCTACGACGAGTACATACCGGTTGCAAGCTCGAAATATCCGGAGGCGAGGTTCCTTACCATCAGCACAAGCAAGACTGACAGCACCGATGTCTATACCGTAAAGGTCTACGACATCGACCTCTCCTTGCTCCTTACTCTTACGTCCACCACAAGCGCCAATACAGGCACCATCGTGTCCGGCACAGACACCAACCTCGGAACAATCAGGATCTACTTCCCGGGTTCCTTCTTCAGTCTTGGCGATCTGCCGATAGGCATGAAGTTGAAGGGAGGGGAGCATAGAAACTCGGTTTTTCTCACTGTCGATAAAAATTCAGGCTTGAATCTGGATTACGGTCCCACTGCCACCCTGCATGTGAGACTCAATGATCTCGGTTGGCCGTGATGCAAGGAGTTCATGCATGATTGAAATTCCAGTGAACGGACATTCAATAGACGTTCAAAAGATGGAAAGGAAGCTGGTGCAGGGGGCCAGGGGAATGGATGTGTTCCGGTTTGCCGTGGCTGCGGCGGTGGACGGTACCGACATGACCGACGCCGGCTTGTCGTGGTACCTGCACATCTCCGATGCATTGGGCAACGAGGATCTCTTTCTTCTCTCGCCCGACGCAGAGAAGGACCGTGTCCTGCTGGATTGGACCGTCGACCTGACCGGGGTGACCTGCGGGCACCTGTTCATGGAGCTCTACTGTGCCGAAGCATCCGACGCCGGTGACGGGACGGACAGACGGCGCTGGGGTACCATGATCGCCCGTGCCTACATACATCCATCGTTCGGCTACGGCAAGGGAGCGACCGGGAAGGTCTCCCTCATGGAACAGTACGTCGCACAGATGGAGGCGATTCTCGCCGACTGCAAGGCAAAGCAGGGGACCGTCACCAGCGATCAGATGACGGTTGCCGCGGCCAAGACAAGTGCCGTCAGCGATCAGCTGGCTGCCAAGGACGCCAAGGAGAAGGCTCTTGCCGCTTCAGCTTCCGTCGGGAAGCATCTTGTCGAGATTGATGACGAGCTCTACGAGGTCTCCGATACCGCAAGCGGTGACCGCATCGTCAAGACTTTTACGAAGACGGAGGCGGGCTCATGAGCGGGCAGACGAAATCGATTCTCGACACATATAAGAACAAGGCCAAAGCCCTTCAGTCGGAAATGAGCGCGACAGCGGGCGATGTGGCAGGGAAAAGGGAGACCGCCGTCAATGCGGCCGCTACCTGCCGAGAGAAGGCGGCGGAAGCCGGAACCGATAAGGACACGGCCCAGCTACATGCCCTCAGACAGGGTGCATATGCGATTACCATGAACGGCACTTCCCGCAAGGTCATCCATCAAGGGACCTGCGGAAGATGCCTCACAACCATCACGGAGGAGACAAATGACTGAGACATTCAATGGACTGCTGCCGAACGCGCGCGACATGAACGCGCTCTGGTGGGAGGAGAAAAAAGCACGGCACGAGCAGGACGACCTGATTGCCGGCATGCCATTCTCTCTGACACCGGTACAGGGCCTGGTGGTCGCAACGGCTGGCACCAGCGTCCTGCTCAAGGCGGGAGATGCGGCGCTTGACAGCAGGACCGCCATCATCATCCGCAACACCTCGCGTTTCGAGGTGAAGGTGGGGGCATCGAGCTCCGCGGCCATCTACAAGCGGGGCATCCCGGTACCACCGGGAGAGAGCAGGATCTTCCGTACGGCAGCGCCGTTGTATGCGCGGTCGCAGGGAGGAGAGGCGACACTGGAGGTGACCGAGCTATGAGACAGTTCAGCTATACGACCGAGATTACAGATGTGGTCGTGAATGGCGAGAATGCCAAGCAAGTGACGGTAATCTGGATGGGGAAGATTGCTGGCGGAGAGGATATGGAGGTGTGCAGAGGATCCGCGATCGTGACGTGCGGCGCTGCGGATTACGCGTCTACGCTTGCATGCTCGCTTCGCGCGCAAAACGAAGCCCTTTTCGCGGAACCGCTGAAAGAAGGGATGATGGAAGGAGACAACGCATGAGACCGAGAGGCATGACGAACGAAGCGTATGCCGGTCTGCTGCATTCGCTCGAACAGCGGATCACAGACTTGGCGACAAAGACTCCAGGCGGAGGGCTGGTCATTGCCGACACCGACTACTACGAGGCGGTCAACTATGGCGAGGACATCAAGGACCTGACCGACGGCAGGGAAGAGCTTGTCTTCGATGGGCTTGGTCGGCCAAATCTCATGACCAACTTCTGGGCGGACGAGTGGTCTCGCCTTGACTTCTTGTCAGCCGGCGGCACTCTGTTCACGCCGGACAAGAATACAATGCATCCCGCGTTCTACTGCGATCAAGACGGGAACGCCCCCTGTGAATTCCAGATTGGCAAGTATCAGGCCGGGAGATTCGAGGGCAAGAACACTCCCTGCTCGCTGTATAACCTGGTACCATCCAACAGCTTGTCTCTCGACGCCATGCTCTCGCTGATCAACGCGATGGGTGGCGGATTCGCGCTGACGACACAGGCCTGTTGGTCCTACATGGCGTTGTTATCCATGCGGCTCAGCTTCGAATGCCGAGGCAACAGCTTATATGGCAAATCGCATGAGGCATCTGACGAGATAGGCAAGAACGCAAACATTTATTCGCATGACGGAAAAAGGGATTGGTATCTCTCCCGTACTGGTACAGGACCAACTTATTGGAATCTGCTCGGCGATCCCGCGATGCCTGCGGATCTCGTAGGCAACGTTCTCGAAAGGGTGGCTGATGTCAAGTTTGTCAAGGGGGTGTGGCGGATCATTCCGTACAACTACGGGCTGAACACAGGATTGGACTTGTCGAGCACTTCAGTATTCTTCAAGGAACTCTCGCCCGGTAACGAGACTGCATTTGTCGACCCTGGCACGTCCGGCTCGCTCTGCTACGATCTTGTCAGTACTGCTGGATCGCAGATGGAAATCTCCAACGCAGTCGTCAATGGAATAGCGGATGGTGTGCCTAGTGGCGGCAACATGTTTGCCTCCACCAAAGTGCACGACGGAGTGATTGTCCCTCCGTACGCATACGAGCTTCTGTTTGCTCCTGTGCTCAAAGCTCCCAAAGGCTATTTTTGGTTTAGGTGGATTGACGAGTCAACCCCCTTTTTCGGCGGCTCTGCGGACTATGGCAGCAACGCCGGCCTTGGTTACCGCACCGCGCACTACGGCCGTGGCAGCGCGGACATCGGCGTCGGGTTCCGGCCCTCCCGCTTAAAAAAGATCACCTGATTCTTGGTTCTTCGGCTGACGACGCTCTGTCGGCGTCAGCCTCGCGCGAAATTTGATTTTGGAGGTGTCATGAAAGTACAAGAAGGAAAGACGAAGTCTGGATATGAGGACTCCCATCCGATATTCAGAATCTTGACGGACGCTGTCAACGAGGTCACTCGTTGCTGGCTCAAGATGCCTGCTGCATACAAACGAGCTTTTGGTGATTCCATCTGCCAGAGCATGGGGCAATGCGGATCCTACCTGGCTGTCGCCCAATACAAGAGCACGCAACAGGAGAAGATTCGTTGCCTGAATGCAGCGGATGGACATCTTGCTGAAGTCAAGTTTTGGGTGTCGCAATCTCCGAATCTTTTCTACATCACCAAAACCGGCGCAAAGCGATATTCCATTCCTCCGAAGCGTGCGGCTAGCTGTACCGCGGCGCTGATGGAGCTTGGATGCCTGATAGGTGGGTGGAAGGGCTCACTCCAATCCCTTCCAGGGCGGCCAGTGCAACAATGATTTCACCCTATTTCGGCGGCTATGCGGACAATGGCAGCAACGCCGGCCTTGGTTACCGCAACGCGAACAACGGCCGTGGCAACGCGAACATCAACATCGGGTTCCGGCCCTCCCGCTCGTCTTCTGGAGCAGCATATCCATGGTAGAGCCCAGGACTGCAGAAGATAAGGACTGCGTCGCCTTGCATGTGCAAATTCTCGACAGCCAGGCGGGAGAAATCCTGCCTGCACTTTCTATCGGGCAGCGGATTGTCTCATGGGACAATATGACAGAGGCGTGGCATAGAGTCCGCAGGAGTCATAAAAACGACAAATCGATCATCCGATATGGCAACAACCTCGTCGAAAGGTTCTTGTCTTTGCGGCAGAATCTTTTGGACCACACCTGGCGCCCGGATCCCTATCGTTCATTCATCATCCACGAGCCAAAGGAGCGGCTGATCAATGCACCCGGAGTAGAGAACAGATTCGTACAGCAGATGTGGGCGTTGGCATGTGAGCCAATAATTGACAATACATTCATCGACGAGTCATACGCATGCCGCGTAGGCAAGGGTCAGTTGCAAGCAGTACAGGCCCTCCAGCGAGTCGCAAGATCATGGAGTTTTTCCAGCTCGTGGTATGTATGCAAAATGGACTTCCGCCACTACTTCCAATCCATCCGGCACGAAGTCGCAAAAGAACTCTTGGCGGAGACAATCGAGGACGACCTTGCCTTGTGGATAGCCGCCACCATCATCGATTCATACGATAACGGTTTCCCGATTGGGGCATTGCTCAGCCAGATCTGTGGCAATGTCGTGCTGAATAAGATTGATCATTATCTCAAAGATCTCGGAGTTCCACACCAAGGCAGATATATGGACGACATCTGGTTCGACGGTCAGAACCGGGGTGTGGTGGAGGACCAGATGGAACTGGTGTCTGTATATGCGAAGAGGCGACTCGGCTTGAATGTGCATGGCCACAAATGCAAGGTCCTCCATGTAAAACGGCCATACCAATTCTCCGACGGGATTGACTTCTGCGGATGTCGCGTGCATCCGTATTCCTTGTATGTGCGCGATGCGACCATATCACGTGCATGCAGGCGCATAGACAAGCTGACGGACGATGTGATCGCAGGGCGCAGAAATCCTGAAATACTGACAACCCAGCTCGAGAGTTTTCATGGCTTGGCAGCGCACAAGGACTCGAGCGCCCGAGTGAGGATGGCAGACAAATCCACCATCGCCAGGACATGCAGAATTATTTCGCGATTTTCTTAGGCAGATTTCGCGATTTTTCGCGAAATCTCATGATCGAACAGCCTTCTGGAAGGGTGCTTGTCATCATGATTTTGTAAACGACAGGCGTTTAAACTGCGTTTAATCCGTTTAAAATGCCGTTTAACGTTTATTAAACGCCTGTAAACGGTCTCGTAACAAAATCTATACTATTTTAAGATTTATATAACAATATTGATTAATTTCGCGATTGTGTCACGTTTGGCGGACGAATCATGCTCATTTCTACCGGATTCAACATAGAGGCTAGGGATTCCTTTCGACAGGAGACTGTCGAGCTCGGCGGACTTGACGGCAATCATATCGGCATACCGTGCGGTATATTGCTTCCCGGTAATCCTGGCGTCCTTGTATCTTGGGTTCGTCTCCGGATCCATGAATGAGGCGAGCACTGATGCGTGGGTAGGTGAATCCAGCTTATTTGTCCGATAGAGCCTGTCGACATGACGTTGCGCCTGGGCCAGAGTTGAGCCCTCGGCCTTCCTTGTCACTCTGTGGCCGTTGATGTTGACCTTGTAGTAGAACGTGTTTCTTTGCTGGTAAACCTGTGGAATCTTGTCCAT